ACGTTATGCAGGCGCATTGGGTAATTCGTTGACTGTTTCTATGGTTGATGCAAACACATACTCTAACACTTGGAACGTAAACGGTGTTAGCGTTGCTTCTTATTTCCCTGTTGCACCAAGCACATCTGCTACAGTTTCTGCCGCTGGTGGTGCAAACGACCAAATTCACATTGTTGTAGTTGATACAGGTGGTTTATTTACTGGTACAAAAAACACAGTTTTAGAAACTTATCCATTTGTTTCAAAAGCAGTTGACGCACTAGATGTTTTAGGTAACTCAAACTACTATAAAAATAAAGTTTTTAATAATTCTTCTTACATTTATGCAATAGACCCACCTAGTTATGCAACAACAAGTGCTACTTGGGGTCAAGTATCTGCAAACACATCTTTTGCAACATTACCAGCAGTGGCAACATCAACATTAGTTGGCGGTACTTATGCAACTAACACAGATGCAGATACGACTACTGCTTGGGCGCAATTTGTAAATGCTGACGTTGTTAATATTTCATTAGTTGTTACTGGTGCTGGTTCAACAACTGTTCAACAATACGTAATAGATAATATATCTACTGCTCGTAAAGATTGTGTGGCGTTTATTTCTCCACCATCTTCTGCTGTAGTTATTAATACAGGTAACGAAGTTTCAAGTATCACAACATGGTACAATTCGTTATCTCGTACAACATCTTACGCTTTTGCTGATTGTGGTTGGAAATATATGTTCGATAAGTATAATAATACATATCGTTGGATACCATTAAACGCTGATATTGCTGGCCTATGTGTTAATACAGATACAACTCGTGATCCATGGTTCTCACCTGCTGGTTATAATCGCGGCGCATTGAAAAACGTTGTTAAATTAGCATGGAACCCAACTCAAGCTCAAAGAGATACTTTATATCCTTTAGGTATCAATCCAGTTGTAACTTTCCAAGGTGCTGGTACAATTCTTTATGGAGATAAAACTCTACTAAGTCAACCATCTGCTTTTGATCGTATCAACGTTCGTAGATTGTTCATTGTTCTAGAAAAAACAATCGCCGCGGCAGCTAAGTATTCCATGTTCGAATTTAATGATCAATTCACACAATCACAATTTGTTGCATTGATTACTCCATTCTTACGTGATATACAAGGTCGTAGAGGAATTTATAACTTCCAAGTTGTTTGTGACTCTACTAATAATACGCCTGCCGTTATTAATGCTAATCAATTCGTTGGGTCTATTTTTGTTCAACCTGCTCGTTCGATTAACTTCATTCAGCTTAACTTTGTTGCAGTTGGAACAGGTGTTAGCTTTACTGAAGTCGTTGGTGCGGTTTAATAAATAACTCAATGGCATAGGAGAAAAAAATGGCATTTAACGTAAATCAATTTAGATCAAATTTTCAAGGTGATGGAGCAAGACCGAATCTGTTCCAAGTAAACTTTGGAAATTTACCTTTTTTTGTTGGTAATCCAACAGCACCTAGTAGTGTGCCAGGGCCTGTACCGGGACCAAATGCAACAAATAATAATTCTTTATTATCATTTATGGCAAAGTCTGCACAATTACCTGGTTCATCAATAGGTATAGTACCGATGTATTATTTTGGTCGTGAAATGAAATTTGCTGGTAACAGAACATTTTCTGACTGGACAATTACAATCATCAATGACGAAAACTTTGTTATTCGTACAGCAATGGAATCATGGATGAATGCAATCAATTCACATGCTGGTAACGTAAGAAATCCTTCAGCAGTATCACCAACTGGTGCATCTGGTATCAGCGGAGGTCAAAGTTACGTCGCAGATGCTTCTGTTCAACAATACAATAAAGCTGGACAACCTATAGTAACAGGTTTGTATAATTTTATTGGTATGTTTCCAACAGACATTTCTCCAATTGATCTTGATTGGGGTCAAAATGATAGTATTGAAGAATTTACTGTAACATTTGCTTATCAATATTGGACAAATGGAAGTGGTAGTAATTCAAGTACTCCTGGTGAAGTTTAAAAATAATTAATATATACTATTATAGGGGAGGGCTTATGCTCTCCCAAATATGTTTAATTGAATTGGAATAATAAAAAAATATGTCAAATAATAGCAAATTTAGCTTGTTTGGTTTTACAATATCTCGTGATAAAAACGAAGATGTACAATCAACACAACAATCTTTCACACCGCCAACTAACGACGATGGTGCGCTTACTATTACGTCCGCCGCTTATTACGGTACATATGTTGACTTAGATGGCACTGCAAAAAACGAAGTAGAATTAATTTCTCGATATCGTGAAATGGCAATGCAACCTGAAATCGAATCAGCAATTGATGATATTATCAATGAAGCAATTTGTCAAGATGATGATGGTAAAAATATTAAAATTGTTTTAGATAGTCTAAAGCAACCAGAAAAAATTAAAGAAGCTATAAGAAACGAATTCAATACGGTTTTACGTATATTGAATTATAACAATATGGCTCACGATATTTTTCGTAGATACTACGTAGATGGTAGATTATATTATCACATCATCATCGATAGAGAAAATCCAGTAGCAGGTATTCGTGAATTAAGATATATTGATCCTAGAAAGTTAAGAAAAGTTCGTGAAGTCAAGAAAAAGAAAGATGAACGAACTGGTGTAGAAGTAATGAATGTTATCAACGAATATTATATATTTAATGATAAGGTTGTTTCGGGAAGTTCTTCTAATTTTGGTCCTGTAGGTGTTCGAATTACTCCAGATTCAATTGTTTCTGTTGTATCAGGTCTTATGGATTCTCGCAGAGCAGTCGTTCTTTCATATCTACATAAAGCGATTAAACCTCTGAATCAGTTACGCATGATCGAAGATGCGACAGTTATATATCGTATTTCTCGTGCGCCAGAACGTCGAATATTCTACATTGACGTAGGTAATTTACCAAAGTTAAAAGCAGAACAATATTTGCGTGATATCATGGTCAAGTATAAGAATAAACTTGTTTATGATGCAAATACAGGTGAAGTACGTGATGATCGTAAATTCATGTCCATGATGGAAGATTTTTGGTTACCAAGAAGAGAAGGTGGTAAAGGTACAGAAATTGCTACATTGCCTGGTGGTCAAAACTTAGGTGAATTGGAAGATGTTAAATACTTTGAAAAGAAATTATACAAAGCATTAAATGTCCCTGTATCTAGATTAAATCCAGATTCTTCAGGTTTTTCATTAGGAAGAACCAATGAAATTACTCGTGATGAATTGAAATTTGCTAAATTCGTTGATCGTATGCGTAACAAATTTTCTGATCTTTTTGATCAAATTTTACGTGTGCAATGTGTACTTAAAGGTATTTGTACTGACGACGAATGGAAAGAATTTAAAGAACATGTTTATTATGATTTCATTAAAGATAATAATTTCACAGAATTAAAAGATGCTGAATTAATGAAAGAAAGACTTTCCTTGTTGGAATCAGTTGATCCTTACACAGGTCGTTATTTCTCTCAAGCATGGATTCAACGAAATGTATTACGTTTAACTGATGATGAAATAAAAGAAATGCAGAGTGAAATAGATGAAGAAAAAGAAATGGGTCTTGGATTACCTGTTGGTGTTATGAACGATGTAGCACAACAACAGATGATGAGTCAAGTACCTCAACAACCTATTAATCCTGCAGATCAAGAAGAAGAATAAATACATTATAATATTTCCAAATGGAGAACAATATGTCAACAAGAGATTTAATAGATTATGCACAAGATGGTAACGCAGTTGAGTTTCGTAATGCTTTATATAGCGACATTCATGACCGTGTTGTAGCACACATTGAAGCAAAGAAAAAAGAAATTGCTTCTGGTTTGATGGGTCAAAATGAAAGAGTAGAAGATCAAGAAGTATAAACAGGATAAAAAATGGCTAACAAATTTACATACCAAGTTCTAAGAGATACCACAATAGATTCCGTTATTAAATTAACTGGTGTTTTTGATGGCGTTTCAGGACAAGAAACAAATTCATCTAGAATTCAAGCTAATACATTAGCTAATGCGTTAGCAACTAATGGATATCTTGTTGCAAACAATCAAGGCGGATCAGCTAATACAGCATTACCATATTACGATTTGCAATTAACTGGTTTAAAGTATTATGTAAATTTTCCAACTTCTACATCCGGCGGTTCTGTTGGTGGAATTGAGATATTTTGGACAGGTGCTGGATCAAACTACACAAACCAATATGCAAATTCAGCAACAATCTTTCATCTAAATGGAGCTGGCGAGTTTGGATTAGGTGAACAATTACCATCTATTTTAAACAATTCTGGACTTGGTGTAACTGCAAATACTGGTGTAGGTGATCTTGGAATAAATAGTTTTGGTGCAACAGCGAATAGTTCTTACACATTAATTGTTTCATTACGTAAAAATAACGCTATGTATCAGCGTGGTCAATTTAATGATCCAGCCGCATTCAATTACGGTAATTACGCATTAAAACCATAATAGGAACAGTATGAAACTCATTAAAGAAATCAACGAAACAGTTAGTTATATTACTGAAGATAGTGATGGAAAAAAGTGTTTACATATTCAAGGACCTTTTTTGGTTTCAGAAAAAGCAAATAAAAATGGTCGTAAGTATTTGTATGAAACAATGAAAAAAGAAGTTTGGCGTTATACAAATGAATATATAAATAAAAATCGTGCTTTTGGTGAATTAGGACATCCAGAAACGCCATCGATCAACTTAGATCGTGTTTCACATATGATAACATCATTAGAAGAAGATGGAACACAATGGATTGGTAAAGCAAAAATTCTAGATACCCCAATGGGAACTATAGCTAGACAATTAATCGAAGGTGGCGCACAATTAGGTGTTTCATCAAGAGGTATGGGTTCACTAAAAAATGTCAACGGCATTAATATTGTGCAATCAGATTTTCATCTAGCCACAGCGGCAGATATTGTAGCAGATCCATCAGCACCTGGTGCATTTGTTCAAGGTATTATGGAAGGTAAAGAATGGATGTTAGTCAATGGTGTTTGGACAGAACAAGATCAATCTTATGCAATACAACAAATTCGTAAAGCATCACAGAAAGATATTGAAAAAGTAAGTCTAATCATTTTTGAAAACTTTCTGAAAAAACTTTAATTATAAATAAACTTATATAGAAATCAAGGAGATTTTCAAAATGTCAAAATTTAATCTGTCTGAAGCGGCTAGTGCTATTCTTGAAGGAAAACAAATTCAAGAAGGTTCTAAAGAATATCAGGCTTCTATCGTTAAATCAAAAATGGCACAACGTGGTTCAGATAAACATCCAGATGGTGAGGTTGGTTCTGATAAAGTTACTTCAAAAACTGCTTACGGTACAAACGATGCAGGTGAGATTGGTCAATCTCCTGAACGTGCTTTAACAGATGAATTACCAAATTACACAAAAGGTACACCACACGCTACACCTCCAGGCGCAACACCTCCGGTTAGTGGACAACCAGATGGTGTTGGTGCTTCTAAAGTAACAGGACCTCAAGATACAATGGGTCGTTCTGATAT